GGCGTCTCGCACAAAAGAATAAATAGCCAGGATTGGCACGGATTGAATGGAGATAGCCGTGGACAACTGGATCTACACGTATTACCAAGGAATTAAGGACGGATCTATCGTCGTTGGGCGCTGGGTTCGTCTTTTGTATGAGCAATTCATCGAGGATCTCGAATCGAAGGAGACCTACTACAACCAGCGCGAGGCAGACAAGGCCGTCAACTGGATCGAGGATCACTGCTTTCACACTGAAGGGCCACTCGCTCCGGGACCGCTGAAGCTCGAGCTGTGGCAGAAGGCGTTCATCGCTGCGATCTTCGGGATCTACGACACCGAGACCAAGAAACGAAGAGCGCGTGAGATCCTGTTGCTGGTCAGCAGGAAAAACGGCAAGAGCCTGTTGGCATCGAGCATCTGCCGCTATGTATGGACGCTGGCGGGTGGCTTCGGTGCTCGTGTGTTCTGCATCGCTCCGAAGCTCGACCAGGCGGACATCATCTACAACAACGTGTGGATGATGACGCAGCTTGATCCTGAATGGCAGAAGCTGCGCGACGAAGTGCAGGGCACCAAGGATGGGCGCGGCAACAAGACGATGGACGACTCGATGCTGGCACGGCACCGGCAGTCGGATCTGTGCATCCCCGGAACGAACAGCACGGTCAAGAAGATCGCCTTCACTGGAGGCAAGCGCAGCGATGGTTACAACCCGTCCTGTGCAGTGATGGATGAGCTCGCCGCATGGGAGCCTCCGGAGAAAAGCCTCAAACAGTATGAAGTCATGAAGTCCGCGATGGGCGCACGTGAGACCGGAGACAATCCGGGCATGATCCTGTCGTGCACGACTTCGGGCTACGTCAATGACGGTATCTTCGACGAACTGCTGAAGAGGTCGACGCGCTTTCTGCTGGGCGACAGCAAAGAGAAGCGGCTGATGCCGTTCCTGTACATGATCGACGACATCGAGAAGTGGAACGACATCAACGAGCTGAGGAAGAGCAACCCGAACCTGGGCGTCTCGGTCACGGTCGACTATCTGCTTGAAGAGATCGCGATCGCCGAGGGCAGCCTGTCAAAGAAGGCCGAGTTCATCACGAAGTACTGCAACCTGAAGCAGAACGCATCGACGGCGTGGCTGTCTGCGGAGTCTGTGGCGAAGTGCTGTGGCGATCCGCTGCGCCTCGAAGATTTCATGCACTCGTACTGCGTTGTTGGCATCGACCTGTCTCAGACGCGAGATCTGACGGCTGCGGTCGCTCTGATCGAGAGGGACGGCGAGCTGTATGTGTTCGCGCACTTTTGGCTACCAGCAGAGAAGATGCAGGAGGCTCAGCAGCGCGACGGCGTGCCGTATGACATTTACATGCAGCGCGGCCTGATCAGCCCAAGCGGTGAGAGCTTTGTGGATTATCACGACTGCTACAACTGGGTATGTGATCTCGTCGAGAAGTATGAGATCCTCCCGCTCCGGATCGGCTACGACAGATACAGCGCTGATTATTTGGTGCAGGATCTCAAAAGCACCGGCAACAGGACAACCGGATACATCTGCGAGGACGTCTATCAGGGGGACAACCTTTACAGCACCATGCAGTTTTTACATGGGCTCATAGACGACGGACACGTGCACATCGGCGACAACGATCTGCTGAAGATGCACTTCCTCGACAGTGCAGTGAAGATGAACAACGAGCGCGGCCGCGGTCGCCTCGTCAAAGTAAACAACACTCGACACATCGACGGCATGGCCGCAGTCCTCGATGGGCTGGCGGTCAAGATCAAGAACGCGCCGGAGATTGGCGAGCAACTGAAGAATAAGAGAGGGTAACACATGGGCCTGCTTGACAGCATATTCCGTCCGGACAAGAACCGGGCAGAGCAGGAAGCATTAAAGAACGCCCGGGCGACGTTCAAAACGCTGACCGCATACCGGCCCGCGTTCACGACATGGCGCGGTGCGATCTATGAGAGTGACCTGGTGCGCGCAGCGATCGACGCCAGGGCGAGACACATCTCGAAGCTGAAGGTGGAGATCCACGGCGCAGCGAAGCCGGGGCTCCAGTCGAAACTTCGCCAGGGGCCGAACCAGTGGCAGACGTGGTCGCAGTTCCTGTACAGGGTGTCGACGATCCTCGACGCATCCGAGCGGTCGACCTGCATCATCGTGCCGGTGCTCGACGAGTACCTGGTGACGACCGGCTACTTCCCGGTGCTTCCGAGCAAGTGCGAGGTGGTCGACTTCAAGGGTGAGCCGTGGCTCCGGTACAACTTCGCACATGGTCAGACTGCGGCGACGCCGATGAAAGACTGCGCGGTGCTGACGAAGTACCAGTACAAGAACGACTTCTTCGGCGATGGCAACGGCGCGCTGGATGAGACGATGAAGCTCGTGCACATTCAGAACGAGGGCATCGAGGAAGCGGTCAAGAACTCCGCGACCTATCGCTTCATGGCACAGGTCAACAACTTCACGATGGCAGACGATCTTGCGAAAGAGCGCAAACGCTTCACGCAGGAGAACCTCGTCGCGGATGCGGAGGCAGGTGGTCTGCTCCTGTTCCCGAATACGTATCAGAATATCCAGCAGATCAAGAACACACCATACACAGTCGACGCGGCTCAGATGGAGCTGATCAAGACGAACGTGTCCAACTACTTTGGCGTGAACGAACGCGTGATGCAGAACCTCGCAGCAGGGGATGAGCTCGACGCGTTCTTCAATGGGGCGATCGAGCCCTTCGCGATCCAGTTCTCCGAGGCGATGACGAAGGCCATCTTCACGGAGCGCGAACGCGCACAGGGCTCCTACCTGATCGCCAATGCGAACCGGCTCCAGTACATGAGCACGACCGCGAAGGTGCAGATGGCGAAGGAACTGCTCGACCGAGGCGTCATGACGATCAACGAAGCCCGCGAGCTGTTCAACTACGCAGACATGGAAGGCGGCGACGTCGCACCGATTCGTGGCGAATACAAAGCAACCGATGACCTCACTGAAGAGGAGGAAGGAGGCAGCGATGCCGAGTAAAGAAAGAGAATACCGCGAGATGATGCTCGCGATCGAAAAGAGAGACGAGGCTGAAGAACCCGAAGAGGAGCGCATGGTCGTCACAGGGTACGCCTCCACGTTCGACGATCCGTATCTGCTTTGGAAGGATGCAGACGTCGAAGTCTACGAGCAGGTCGACCGGCATGCGTTCGATGAGACCGACATGCAGGACGTCATCATGCAGTACGACCATCAGGGGCGCGTCTTCGCACGTGTCCGCAATAACACTCTGACAGTAACCCCCGATGACAAGGGGTTATTTATTAGCGCCGATCTGTCCGGCACGGACATCGGTCGGGGACTGTACCAAGAGATCGCCGGAGGCTACACCGACAGGATGAGCTTTGGCTTCACTGTCGATGAAGACGAGCAGGTGATCCAGGAAGACAGCACCACCGGCAAGACGCACGTGCTCAGGACTATCCGGAAGGTCGGCAAGCTGTACGACGTGAGCGCAGTATCACTGCCCGCCAATCCGGGCACCAGCATCAGCGCACGGTTCCTTGACGGAGCGATCGAGGAAGCGAGAGCGGAGCGACTCAAAGCGCAGGAGCTGAGAGAGAAGCGCGAACAGATCATGAAGAGAGCCGAAGCTCTCGGAAAGGAACAGGCATGACAAGAGAAGAAGTCATGATCCTCGACATGGAGGGCTGTGAAGAGAGAGCCGCCAAGATCGCAGAAGAGACGCGTGACGCGTCCGAAGAGATCCTCGCGGAACTGTCCGCCGAGCTCGACATGATCGAAGAGAGAAAGAACATCATCAAAGCCGAAGCCGAAGAGAAGAGGACGGCAATGGAAGAAGTCCTCGCGGGCGAAGGCGAAGTCATCGAAGAAAAACAGGAGGAAAGAAAAATGTCTGATGTCAAAGAAATCAGAAGCTCCAAAGAATACCTGAACGCGTGGGTCGAGAACATCAAGGGCAGAGCAAACGAGGAACAGCGCGCTCTGCTGACTCAGAACGCTGAGAACGGCACCATCGCAGTCCCGACCTATGTCGAGGACAGAATCAATACCGCATGGGAATCCAACGAGATCATCAGAAGAGCAAAGAAGTCCTACTTCAAGGGCAACCTGAAGGTCGGATTCGAGGCAAGCTCAGAAGGCGCGATTCAGCACGAAGAAGGCGCAGCGGCTATTACTGAAGAAAACCTCGTCGTCAAGTTTGCCGAGCTTATCGGTGTGACCTTCAAGAAAATGGTCAGACTGTCCACAGAGGTCATGGACATGAAAACAGAGGATTTTATCGACTATGTGGTTGACGAGGTCGAATATCAGCTCGCGAAGACCGTCGGCGACCATCTCGTCATGTATAGGGGCGACTACGCAAGCGATGCTTCCCTGTATCAGCACTTTGCCGCGGCTGGCACAACTCTGACGACCGCGGACATCATCAGGGCGGAAGGTATGCTCGCGGGCGACGCAAATCCTGTCCTGATCACCACAAGAGCAAATGCGGCGACTCTGAAGGCGGCTGTCCTGTCCGCTGGTTACGGCTACGATCCGTTTGACGGCATGGAGGTCGTATATGTCGACGCTAACACACTCGGCGAAAACACGCTCGCGATGGTCGTAGACCTTTCCGCTTGGCAGTTTAACTTCCCGAACGGCGATGAGCCGACCTTCGTATTCGACGAATACACAGAAGCGGCGGCTGACATCGTCCGCGTTATCGGTCGCGTGGTGGTCGGTATGGGCATCGTGGCTCCGTATAAGACTGTTGCCATCATGAAGGCATAGTCACAGAACAAACAGCGAGCCGTCCATCGCGGGCGGCTCTATTCACTTTGAGGTATGAATGATGCTTGAACTTGTAAAGATGGCATTGCGCGTCAGCACGGATGCGTACGATGCACAACTGAATATGCTCATTGATGCTGCAGCGCAGGATCTCGGCATCGCTGGCGTCGTGAACATCGACACGGCTGACGATCCGATCATCCAGCAGGCCGTCTGCACGTACTGTGCGCTGAACTTCGGCACGCCCGATGATGCGGACCGTCTGAAGAAGGCGTACGACGAGCAGAAGGCACAGTTGTCCATGCACACAGGGCACACGGACTGGGGTGAGGCAGATGTATGAGTCTGTCGCAACACTCCGCAAGGTGACCTACACGCAGGACGCGGCGCTCAACCAGGTCGCGGTGTATAAGGATCGCCAGGTCTTCGTCAAGCCGCGCTCGGTCTACTCTAACGACTTCTATCAGGCAGCGCAGAGCGGTCTGAAGCCGTCCGTGGTGCTTGTGCTCTTCGCTGGGGACTACGACGGCGAGAAGGTCGCCCTGTATGAGGGCAAAGAGTACACGGTCCTCAGAGCCTATCACAGGCCCGAGAAGGATGCGGTCGAACTCACGCTGGAGGAGAGAACGGAAAATGGCGCATAGCATCGGCGAGGATCTCGGCAAAATTCTTGATGACTACGCAAAGGAAGTCCGCGACGAGGTGAAGAAGGACATCCAGCAGGCCGCGAAAGCGACAGCAAAGGAACTGAGAGCCACATCAC